AGAAATACATATAATAATTGGTTAGCAGATCCAGTGAAAAAAGATGTCATGGATTATATTCATTCTTATTTATTAGGGGTTCTTGCTACAAGCGGATTAACAGGAGAAGTAAAAGAGATATCAGCTATGTATCAGCAAAAAGTCATGGGTAAGGTAGAAGCACAGACTCCGTTAGTTATAAAACACGAAAAAACAACGGATATAGACGAAATAAATGCGCAATTAAAGGCACTAAAAGGGGAAAAAATAATAGATGCAGAATACGATGAGGTGGAAGATGGAACAGATTAATATAACAAATTGTAAAAATTGTGGTGCAGCATTACATTTTGATAGAAAAAAAAGATTAGCAATATGTGACTATTGTCATTCAGAATATCATCTAGACGATTTAGGAAGAATTAAAGAATATATGGTAGAATTAGAAATTTTTGGCAAGAGAATGCAATTTTATATAGATTCTATAAGAGTAGAACCGCAATGTATTGAATCAACTCGCCTTTGTGATTCAAAATGCTTTGTTAAAACTATCAATAATGAAATAGAATTAACTTTAAGAGGATATTATTAGGAGATGATAACATGAAAGAAAATAATAAAAAAGGTGAAGGTGTTGGTTTTGAAAGAATTAGAAGGGTAACAGGATACCTTTCAGGAGATGTTAAAAGATTTAATAATGGTAAAAGAGCAGAAGAAAAAGATAGAGTAAAACATACTGGCATCAAAGAATTAGAAAAGCAGGAAAAAGATGAGTAGGGTAGTAGGAGTTACAATAGATACGAAGTCACCACATACAAAAGACAAGATTTATTATTATAAAACAGATGAAAAATTAAAACGTGGTGACAATATAGATATCAAGGTTCCTTCGGGTGGTACTCCATGTGCTACAGTAGTAATCCAAGATAGCAAGAAAAAGTTTGATAGACCAATTAAACCATTGGAAAAAGTTTGACGAAAATTAAAAAGTGTGATAGTATGTATACAGTGAGGGAAATTCTCATACAATAAAAAAAGAGAATACACTTGATATTCTTGTGTCAGATGTATTCTCATTTATTCAACATAACACCAAATCATTTTGGTGTTTTTGCTAGTCCTTTTTAAGAACTATAATGGTGCATAGCACAATAAAGGCAAATGCAAGTACTAACTCCAATGGAATTTATCCTTTCTATAATTTTATTAATCGTAGAAATCACCTCTTTTCTATTATTAAAAGATATACATCCGACTATCTCATGTATTCAGTTGGAAACTATATCATATATTAAAAAAAGATGCAAGAAAAATTTTATGATTAAGAAAAAGTTTCATGAGCAGGAAAAAGTTTTCCCAAATTGTCAGTAGAAAAAACATGATTTTTTTGAAACAATTTTTCTTCTTATACAATAACATTAGTGTATTGATATGGCTTTAATAAATGGCGTATGAGCGACGTTATAACAAAATTAGTATAATTGTACTATAGAAAATATAGTGTCTTAAAATGGCTTTAAATAGGCAAATATGAGATGTAAAAATATAGTTCTAAATTACTATGTAAATCAATCTATACAATAAAAAACTAGTTCTATTATTTAACTAGTTTTATTTTTGCTTTTTGGCAAACTCGCAGAATCCACACCATATAGCTAACAAAATTATAATAGGCATTATTTTTCAACCTCGCTTTCTTGTTGTTCTAATTCTTTTTTAAAATTTTCATATAATACTTTATAATCTTTTGAATTGTATTTTTCATATAATTTTTTTATTGCTCTTTTTAATGACATTCTAGGAAAATCAAAGCTTGCAGATGCTCTATCTTGCCCCATCTCACCATTTGCCATTTTTTCTAGGATTAATAATAGTTTTTTATCATTATTTTTTTCACTTCTAGGCTTTCCTATTCTTTTCCCATTCATTTTGGCAACTTTTAAGCCATTTTTTGTTGACTCTTTTACTTCTAGAATCTTTAAACAATCACGATATATTGTATTCATAAAAATCATATCTTGTAAATATAGCCTATTTAAAGATACATTTTCTTCTTCATTTGGAAGTGGTGAACTGATGAACTCGTTCACTTCCTTATCTGTTATTAAAATTTTAATGTTTCTATATTTGAAGTAGTACCATTCTTTTTTTATACCCTCGTAGTCTCTTCCAATTCGGTTCAAGTTAGTAGTAAGCAAATAATCATTTTCTTTTAATAGTTTTCTTACTTCTTGATATTCTTTTCTATCTAGTTTTTTACCTGTATATTTATCACAAAAAATGTTGTCGATGCAAATGGTGACATCTTTTTTCTTTACAAACTCGTATATTTCAAGTATTTGACGACCAAAATCTTGGTTTTCTGTGCTTACTCGAAAATATACGTATAAGTTAGAACCATAGTTTTTATAAAATCCATTTTCATTAGTAAAAATATCGTTCAAGTTATTTTCATTAATGAATTGTAAAATTTCTTGTTTAAAATCCTTCTCCATATTACAAATACCTACTTTCTAACTTTAATAGTCTGTTATAATTTTCTTCTAAAATATCAAATGTAACGGGTGGATGCACCATTGAAAAATACCATTCAATTTCGCTTTTGATATCTTTGTAAAAATCTTCTTTTGTGCATTCTGCTTTTAAAGACAATGTATCATCTTCCATTTTTATGTTTCTAGCAATTTCATGTAGTTCTATTTCTTCTTTGAATGCATCTTTGAAAGGAACATAGTTATTATTCATGCTACACCTCTTTACTTTCTAATAATTCCACCATTTTATCAATAAATGTGTTACTCATGAAATTATAGTTGATATCTTTTTGTATTTGGTCTATTTCTTCATTTGTTAAAATTTCATGTGTTATGTCGTAATATGATTTATAAAGGTTATCTTCTTTACTCTCTAAAATATTAATGCGATTAAGATTTTCTTTATTATTGATTATTTCATCCGTTCTTTTTTTTGTTTTTTCATAAGAATCAACTAAAAATTTTAGTGAATCTATCATCTTCCCCAAACAGATGCAGCCGTTAAAGTTACATTGTGCTTGCCCAAATGTTGTGAAATAATGTTTTTTTATTTGATTATTACTATCAAATATCATGTACATTTCTTTTATTTTCATATTATCACCTTTAAGGAAAGAGTAGTTCTCTACTCTTCTTCCTTTCTAGTGTTTTTAGTACTTAAGAATGTTACTTTTTCGCCGATTATAACAACTTGATTGTCTTTTGCTTGAACTTTTCCTTTAACCCCGACTAGTTCGCCTTCTTTGCACCATTCAACTGTATTTTTCCCAACTGTTCCAAATAATTGAATAGGTAACATATCCACATCACGTTCACCATCTGCATTTTTGAACGCTCTTGGCACTCCTATAGTCATTATTGTACTTTCTTCTTTTGTTTCAAATTTTGAAATTCTTCCTACTAAAACGATTTGATTTAACATATTTTCATTCCTCCCATTAGTCAAGTAAAATCACGCTTGACATTTTCTATTTTTAAATATATAATGAGAGAAGAAAAAGGCATTTATTTGGTATAACTAGAATATGCTTTTTTCTAGTACCTTAGTCAAGTTCTTCATTTTCGAAGGGTGAGAACTTGGCTTTTTTATTGGCTCAAATCTTACACTTATCATTGTTATTTTTACAATGTAATAATTAAACAAGTGAATAAATATTATTGTAATTAGATTTATCATTGTATATCTAGCTAGTAAGTAAGTAAATAGTAAACTGTATATCATGCTTGTTAGTTCAATAACTAAACCTTTATACTTTCGGTATTTACTCATTTTTTCACTCCTTTCAATTTTCCAAAACCCCGAAAATTTGGATTTGAGTAAATGCCTTTTCTTTCTCATTTTGTAAGTGATAACCTTTATCAACTTACATATTAATTATAGCATATTTTCTTATATATTACAATGCTTTTTTAATAATTTGATACGGATTTTTTCCTTATTTTTCAACATATTATCTAGTATCAAAATATAAAAATGTGTGTGTATTTTATTTACGATATTATACTATTATTTTCTATTTTTACATGGATCTAGGCGTTATTATTTATTAGGTAGTATTATTACATTATTTACATATAACAATGTCATAATGGCTTTCTATTATTAAATTAATTGCATTCAATAGATACATATATATATATTAATAAGGTAACAGAAGTACACGTTTCTATATATTTACAAAAATATACATTTTTCAAGCAATTTTTATTTTTGGATAGATTTTATCTATCTTTTTTTATTGTCTTTTTATTTTTTTATGTGATTATATTATAAAGTCTTTATTTTCAACGATTTTTGCTAGTATCAAACCGACCGTTTTGGTACTTGACACTACCCGAACCCTATTTTTTCGACGACCCACAGGTGCTTACTTACCCTCAAGAATATATAAAAAATAACAAAAGAACCCATATAACTAGAGTAATTTTCAAAAATTGTTCTTTTTTTATGCATTTTGGGTAACTTTTGTGAGTAACAATATGATAATTTGTAATCAATAATGAAAGTCATGATAACCTACGCATTTAAGGACGATACTTTTTCGTTAAACTCAAACGATATCTATAAATGCTAGTAATAATTGGTATTCAGATATAGAGGGATAAAGATATATAAAAACGCTATTTAAGACTTGTTTTATATGGCTAAAGTATCAATATACTAAAGTGTCATAAATGAACCTTTTATTACGATTTATGGGGTCACACGTGACACTTTTTAAGGGGAGCAAAAGGAAAAATGAAAAATCAATATGAAGAAGAATGGCATGAAAAAAATAAAAGTAAAATAAATGAAATAAATAAGAAGATGGAAAAGTTATTTAAAAAGAAGAGAGTACAAAGAGAAATCTTAATTTTTAGAACAAAAAAACAAAGAGTTAAGTTCAAATATAATTTTAAAACATATAATTTTAAGATTATCAATTCATTTTTAATTACTAATAAACAAGAAATGATAAAGGAATTAGAGAGACATCGTGGTGATTTAAGAAAAGTTAATAGATCTGTTAAATCTGCATTAAGAGAATGGAGAGCACATAACTGGCTATTTGAACATGGACTGTTTATAGAACATACAAAAGATTGTGATATTGAACTGTCTGAAAACCGATTCAAAAGATTTTGTTATTTCTTTTTAAGCAAGTTGTATCGAGGTTAAATATGGAATCTGAAATATTAGAAGTTATTAATGCAATCTATTTGGAATCTATAATACCTCACTTACCACCACTTACAAGATATAAAATTTGGAATATTTTACGGAAAATGAGGTGATTTTTATGAGAGAAAAAATATCTGACTTTTTGTTTAATTTAATATTTGCAGCTGCAATTATCATTATTTCAGGTATTATTGTTACTTCTTGTGAAGAAAAACCACCAAGATATGAATATGTAGATTTAGATGGAAATGTTGGTTATTCTGACGCTTGTGGTAGTTATCAATATCTTAGCTGTAACAAAGGTAATGGAACAGTATTAGTAAGAGAATATCATCGAGTTGGAAGTGAAGAATGAAAGTTCAAAAAGAACTATACATTACAGATGAATATGGTACAGTTTTAGATACTATTGAACCAACGGAAAATTTTGTAAAAATAAATGATGGCGACAGAATATTAAGAAAAGGTACTATAGAGTACTTAAAAGAAACTACTGAAATAAAATATCATTTTATAAAAGTGAATCCTGTAGCTTATAGTCAAATATCCACAAAATACCCGATTATTAATAATTTAATACAATATGTTGGATATATGGATGGAATTTTATCTTATAAAAATGGTAGGTTTATAAAGTTAAAAGACATTTCAGCAATCTGTAATGTTAGCGAATCTACTGCAAAGAGACAAATCAAAGGCTTAATGCAAGATGATGTTATTCATAAAGTAAGAGATGAAAAAATACACCAAACTTATCTTATGATTAATCCGTGGGTTGTTTATATTGGAAAACGAATATATACATCTCTTTATGATGAATTTAAAATGTCAAAATGGTGTGAAGAATGTGAGGAAGTTTAAATGGAAGTTTTAAAAGAGGGAAATAAACTATCAAAAGAATATGTAACAAAGTGTCCTAAATGCGGTACAAAATTTATTTATAAAATCACTAACCTACATGGTCTTCGCGAAAATTGTTTAAGCTGTCCAATTTGTGATGAAGATGTATATATTGATATAAAAATTAGATATCATAGAAAATTCCGTGAAAAAATAAGAAAGAAAATAAACGTTATTTTGAAACGTTCTAATGGTGATTAATATGGAAAAGAAGAATATCAAAGATAATTTGTTTGATTTATACAGTTCTTATCATCAACATATCCAGTTATTTGAATATTGGAAACACAACAAAAACCTTAAGACACGAGATGAAATATTGGAAAGAATTAAATATATCCAGGAAAACAAAATTAATCAAAGAAATGAGATAGAGACACTTTTATGGGTATTAGGTGAGAAAAATGTTAACACTGAAACAGAAGATGACATTAGAAGCAATTGAATGGTTCATAGATAAGAATGGTTATCCGCCAACATGTCGTGAAATATCTAAGTTATTAAATAGAGATATTCGTTCTATATTCAATAATTTAATGATATTAGAGGAAAAAGGATATATAAAGACAACTAATGGAAAGGCAAGATCCATAAAAGTATTAAAAAAGGTGGAAGAATGAAATATAGGACGTTACAAGAATATAAAGATGATGTATTTGATAATTTGTCAGATGAAAAAAAATTACAAGCAATGTATTCTATGAGCAAACAATTATGTGCTATCAGTGAATACATAAATAATCAAATAGATAAAAAACGAAAGCATCCATATTCAAGCGGTTGGCAAATATTAGTAAGAATCAAGAAAGAATTAGGTGAAAAAGAATGAGAGTAGAATTTAGACAATTAGAAACAAAAGGCAAATGCTTATGTTGTGGAGAAGAAATTAAAAGAAAAGATAAAGAAGTAGCAGTTATTGAACCTTATAAGTCAAGAGTATATCAGATGTCTATATGCAAAGATTGTATTAAAAAACTATATGATTTGATGATGTATGGTGATAAATAATGCTTAATGTATCAGAATACATTCAACTAATATTGCAAAAGAAAAAGTGGACAATCACTAGATTATGTGCAGAATTAAACAAAATAGAAGAACAACTTGGAGAATCTAGAACAACAAAACAAAATATTAGTAATTACTTTCATGGGCAATGGAATTTTGGACCTAAAGTACTTGTTAAGTATGAGAAGGCACTAGGATTACCACAAGGACAATTAGTCAATATGGTTCAACAACCAACCACGAAAGAAAGTAAAAAAGAATTAAAAGAAATGATAGAAAAGATGGAGAAAATAAAATGAACAATAATGAATTTGAAAAGTTATGTAAAGAAAAAATTGTAGATTTTTTTAACAGTCATGTTGATGCTACAGATGAGTTTAAAATTACAGAAGAAAATGTATACATTGTATGGATTTGTAAAACACTTCAAAATAACAAAGCTTTAGTAAGTACTACAGTTCCTGATGGAATGTATTATGAGGTAACATACAATGGGGATAAAAAAGAATTGTATTTAGATGCTTATAAGAAAATAGAAAATAAATGTTATAAGGTAGGTGAGTAATTATGTTTCAGTATATTATGTATGGGATTATATTAGCTTGTGCTATTGGAATTTTAATTATAGAGCATGGTAGAGAAAAAAATAAAAATAAGTAGGTGAATAACATGATAAAAAAGAGTTTATATCCAAAAACAAAGAGGGTTAGTTGTACTGGAGATACAGTTTATCTCACAGAAAAGTTAGATGGTTCAAATTTAGTGTTTTTTAAGAAGGATAATAAATTATATATTAGTCAAAGAAACAATATTATTTGTATTGATGAATTAGAAACATCAAAAGATGTTCTCTATAAAGGATTATATCAATGGTTGTTGGATAATAAAGACGTACTAGTAAACGAGTTACATGATAATAGTGCAATATGTGGTGAATGGTTAGGAATGGGATGTCTTAAATATTCAGTAGATGAGTTTGATAAAAGATGGTATATGTTTGCCAAAGCAAATATTGATGATGATTACAACTTATATAACTTAATATATGATCATGATTTGTTTATTTATCCATTTGTTAGTCAGAAAATTCCTAGCTTTATTGGAATTGTACCAGAAGTAGCAGAATTGAATGTTTTGCCAACAAAAGAACATTTAGATAGTGTATATTCCAAATATTGTGACAAGGTAAATAGAAATGTTGAGGGATTTGTAATTAATTATAAAAATATGATTACTAAATATGTCAGAATGAAAAATGGAAAATTAAGTGAACATTTTGACAGAGGTGATTAGATGAATACTTTTTTTGAATACTTAGGAATGGCTATATTCGTCATAACAATTTTTATTTTAGTAGTTATAGGAACAATATTGCTTTTTCCGTTTGTCATAGTATTATTAATTATTTCTATAATTGCTATGTTAATTGAAAAAATGATGAATAAAAATTAAGGGAAGAAGGTATAAAAATGAAAAATTTAAAAGAAACAATAGAACTAATGAATAGTGAAGATTATCAAGAAAGGTTTAAAGCTGAATACTATCAAACAAAAATCAGATATGATAAGTTACATAAAATGAGAGTTAAATATGAAGCACGAACACTAAATTTTGAACTTAAATGTTCAGTAGAGTTATTAAATGAACAAGCATATTATATGGAACAATATTTGAGAGTATTAGAATTAAGAGCAGAAATAGAAAAAATTGATTTATAAGAAAGAGGGAATAAAATGAATAATATTTTAATTATTAGTCAAGATGGCAATCTTACTTGTTTTGCAAAGAGTATTGCTATTGGCGAAAGACAAAAAACAGGTTTAATTGGAGATAAGTTACAAAAAACATTAAAAAAGGCAAATATTACATTGGAAAATCTTATAAAAGCAATTGGTAATAATTATAGAGAACAACTTCAAAGGATTTATGCTAATCAAGAAATACCTAAAAAACAAGTGCTAGAAAAACTAATTTGCTTTTTTGGTGTTGATGATAATTATTTTGATGAAGAAGAATTACGAAATGTACTAATTACCGATGGTGGTATTGTAGTAGCAAAATATCCAACAAATAAAGATACAGAAGAAAAAAAGATGGATATAGATAAAATTATTTTAGATTCTTACAGACATAATCAACCAGTTATTATAAATCTTTGTGCTAAATAGTGGAGAAATGATATGGCAAAATATGTAGATCATAATTTAGAAGAATGTGAGTGTCGCTGTGATGAGTGTGGTTATGAAACAATGGTAGAATCAATTGATTATAGTGATATAAATAAAGCATTAAGAGAAGATAATTGGATAATAAAAAAGATAGATGATGAATGGCATGAGTTTTGCAGTGAAAAGTGCCTAGAAAGTTTTATGAATAGTAATAGATAGAAGAGGTAAAAAAATGATAGTAAAAGCAATTTATAAAGATGAAAATTTTGATTATTTTAGAGATAAAACAACAGCAGAGAAAATTGAAAACCAAACAAAAAGATACTTTGGGGACATTTTTGAGTGTGATGATGATTTAGCAAAAGAAAGAATTAAAAATAAATTTGTTAAAAAGGCAACAAAAGAGGAAGAAAAAGAATATCTTGATAGCATTAATAAAGATGATGATTTGAAAGCAAATGATGATACTCAAAATGTAGAAAAACCAATAGAAGAATATACAGATGAAGAATTACAAGAAGTGATAAAAAAAGAAAATATTGAAGTAACTGATACAGCTACTCGTGAAGAATTAATTCAAGTTATTAATAAATTTTATGAGGAGCAAACTTCGCAAGGAAATGGAGATGCACAATAATGAGTTTTGTTATAATAGGGTTATTTTTATCATTAGTGGTTATAGGAGTATTAGGCTTTGATTTTGAAGGCGATGAAGGCTGGAAAGTAAGACCTAGAATGCTTTTTGGATTATTACCATTATTAATAATTTTAGTAGGTTGTTTTTCTACTGTAAAGACTGGAGAAATTGGAATAAAAACTAGATTTGGAAAGATTACAGACACTTATTTAAGTGAAGGTGTTAACTTTAAACTTCCATTTGAAAATATAGAAACTGTTAATATTAAGGTTCAAAAATATGAGAATGAAGTTCCATTAGAAACATCAACTAAAGATATGCAAATTGTAACAGGAATAAAAGTGGTAGTTAATTTCCAAGTAAATGGAGAACAAGCAGTAGAATTATATAGAAATGTTGGGTCTAATTACAAAGAAACTGTTTTAGAACCATCTATTCAAGAAACTATTAAAAGTGTAATGTCTAAATATACAGCAGAAGAATTAGTTACAAAACGAAGTGAAGTAGCAACAGACATTCAAGAAACATTAAATAGTAGAACAATTGATTATGGTATTAGCATTGTATCAATTAATTTAAATAACTTTGATTTTAGTCAAGCATATAATGAATCAATTGAAAGAAAAGCAGTAGCAGAACAAAATGCCTTAACTGCACAACAAGAATTACAAACAACGAAAGCAGAAGCAGAAAAAAAGAGAATTGAAGCACAAGGCGAAGCTGATGCAAACAAGATAAAAGAAAAATCTTTGACTAAAGAAATAATTCAGCAGCAATTCATAGAAAAATGGGATGGTAAGTTACCAACAAATTATGCTGGAGACGATGTCTTAAGCATATTCAATGTAAAATAATTCATTGTGTAGCACTTTTTCTATAGGGAAGTAGAAAGAGTGAAAAGATGAGTAATATAAAAATAGGTGATAAGATAAATATTCGTATAGAAAAAAGAACAACAACTTTAGAACAAACTTTTAAAGATATCTTATTAGCCTTAAAAACGAATAAGTTAACAGAAAAAGAAAAAATAAAATGGTGTAGCACATCATTAGAAGTATTGGAAATGTGGTTTAAAGAAGATGAATTAAAATCAGTAAGAACAGCCAAAAAACGACTTATTCCAATACTTTTAAATTTAATAGAAAAGGGAAGCACAAAAAATATGGCTTCTTTTTTTGATTTTTATAAAAGAACATACTGCTTTTGTGCAAGAAGAGACTTTGAATGCTTTGTGGACTATATAGAGTGGAATCAGCCAAAAAAGGTTCTTGCTAATCGAAGAGAAGAATTAAAACCATATGTAGATGTATTAAATAGAATACCTTTTGATAATGTACTTCAATATGTTGTTGTTTCTTATGCCCCATCAATGGGAAAGTCCTATTTGGCTACATTATTTTCTTCATGGGCGTTTGGATTAAGTATTAACAATTCTATCATTAGAATGTCTTATTCTGATGAATTAGTATTAGGTTTTAGTAGAACTGTAAAAGGAATACTATTAAGCCCTGAATTCTCTGATGTATTTCCTTTATTTAAACTTTATAATGGGAAACCTTTTGAAGTAGAAAGAGAATCAGATTGGAAAATAAAGAATGCTAATGTTCCAAAGTCTAATCATATTGCGCGTACACGTAATGGTTCAACTACAGGAGAGAGAGCATCGTTTGCAATTATCTTTGATGATATGACGAAAGGTGCAGAGGAAGCAAATAGTGAAAAAGCACATAGAGATATTTATGATAAGTGGAATACAGAATGGTGGAATAGACGTGATGGTTTAAATTGTAAATTTATCTTTGTAGGAACTCAATGGTGTCCCGAGGATATATTAAATAGAATCATTGAGGATAGAAACAAAGTATCTCCATTGCAACCAACAAATAATAAATATGTTATGGAAAGTGAAGACCATTCAACTGTTGTAATTCGCGTTCCTATGTTAGATGAGAATCATAAAACAACTTGTCCTGAAGTTTACCCACAAGAAATAGCGGAACAAATAGAACAAAATACAGATCCATTTTTATATAGCTGTGTATATCAACAGAATCCGATTGCACCAACAGGACGTGAGTTTGCATGGGAATGTATAAGAACATATATGAGAGAAGAATTAATGAATGTTAATTTAACTTCAAATTCTATGGCAACACTAGATACAGCAAGAAAAGGTAAAGATAATGTATCTATGCCAATATTCAAAAATGACAATAATGGTACTCATTATTTAATAGATGCTATCTATAAGCAAAAGCCAATGGATGACTTATATGATGAAATTATCGAAAAGATAATAGAACATAAAATTACAACATTAGTAATTGAAAATAACATTGATACATCACTTAAAAGATTATTAGAAGATAAATTACACGCTAGGAGAGTATATTGGTGTACTATTATTGAAAAATTCCAAACAATTAAGAAAGAAGAACGTATTAAAAATAATCGCGGAATCGTACAAAAACAAGTAGTATTCCCTGATAAATCAATTGTTAAACCAAACACTGATATAGGCAGAATGATGGATAATCTTACCAAGTATTCATTCGATAAGCCTAATGTTCATGACGATGGTGTCGACTCAATTTGTATGTATGCAAGTGAAATTATATTCGGTAAGGGAATGTTATCAAAGCCACAAGCGATTCGTAGACCATTTTAATAAAAAAATACAACAAATGTTGTAATATCTAACTTCAAACCTAACGTTTTTCTCTTAAATATTGTATAAATGTAGCGAATGACCCAATTTATTCCCTTAATAGGTCATTTAAGTGCTACACGGGAGCATAACCGTAGAACTTGTTTTTATTGTTGTGTTCCCTTATTTTTCAATTTTGGGAATACCAAGATATGAAAAGTGGTGATAAAAATGGATAATGAAAAAAATATACCAAATGAACCAGTAATTGATAACAATCCAAATGTGTCAATACCAGTAGCAACTCCTTTTATACAAAATATAGGGCCATTAGAAGCACGTTTATTTGGCAGAAAAGTCATTTATGCAGATTATACAGAAGAACAAATGAATACAGAAACAATAACAAAAATATTAAATGATGTATTTAGCGTTCATCTTCAAAATGCAAATGAAATTGATTATCTTGAAAACTATTATAAGGGATATCAACCAATTTTAGGTAAAACAAAAGAAGTACGACCAACTATTAATAATACTGTAGTAGAAAATAATGCTTATTTTATAGTTGAATTCAAAAAGAGTTATGTATTTGGCAAACCTGTTCAATATGTTCAACGTGGTGATATAGCAAATGAAGAGGTTGGAATACTTAATAGTTATGCATTAGCGGATTATAAACATCCAAAGGATACTGAATTGTCAGAGAATCTTTATGTAGCAGGAATAGGGCATAGATTGGTTCTGCCTGATGTAGAAAATGAAGAATGTCCATTTACAATAGAGAACTTAGATAGTAAGACTACTTTTATTGTTTATTCTAGTTATCTGCCACATAAAAGATTATTTGCTTGTACATATACAAGAGGTGTTAATGATAGCACAATAAGAGGAAGCATATATACAAAAAATGCATTTTATGAATTTAATAAAGGAATTGCATCAACAGCATTTGAAGTTCAATTTGTACAATATCATGTTTTAGGACAGATTCCAATATTTGAATATTACTTAAATAAATCTAGATTAGGGATTATAGAAGTAGTTATGGATATCTTAAACAATTTAAATAGAATCACATCCGATGAAATTGATGGTCTTGAACAATATGTACAAAGTTTACTTGTTTTTGTTAATCAAGACATAGATAAAGAAGACTACGAAGGATTACTCGATTTAGGAGCAATCAAAATAGCAACATCAGACCCATCAAGACCTGCTGATTTAAAATTATTGTCAAATAATATAGATCATGCGAACACTAAAGTGTTACATGATAGATTATTTAACACAGCTTTAAATATTATAGGAATACCTAAAAATAGTGACAAAGCAAGTGGTGGTGACACAGGACAAGCTCGCTTATTAGGTGAGGGTTGGACTATGGCAGATGAAAGGGCAAATCAAGATGAGATGCAATTCAAAAGATGTGCTACAGAAGAATTAAAGTTGATTTTAAAGATATGTAAATTAAATCCAATTAGTAAAATTAAAAAGTTAACTATCAAAGATGTAGAACAAAAATTTGATAGAAATACAGCAGTTGACTTCTTATCACAATCACAAGGATTAATGAACCAAATTCAAAGTGGTGTTGCACCAGACGTAGCAATGACTACTAGTGGTTTATATAGTGATACAAACGAAGCATTTAGAAAGTCAATGGAATTCTATGGTGGAATTGAAAATTGGATTAAATTGTTTGTTGAAAAATCTAGTAAACAATTAAATGAAAATAAAGCAAAGCAAGAGGGCGGAGAAACATTGACCGCCGAGGATGATAAAAAAGTCTCAAGTGTAGGAGCAAAAGAAGACTCTGATTAGATGCGTGAGTGATGACACGCCTTGCTTTCCTGTCTATATGGCAGGAATATGCTAGTTTAGGTTAATGGTAGACCTACTGCCTTGTAAGCAGTTAGTGGTAGTTCGATTCTATCAACTAGCACCATATTGTTCTCTAGCCAAATGGCAAGGCAACAGACTTTGAATCTGTGATGTCCTAGTTCGAATCTAGGGAGAACAACCATATTTCGATGATGTAATGGCAGCATAACAGTCTCCAAAACTGTTTGTCTAGGTTCGAGTCCTAGTCGATTTGCCAAATGACATGTTGTGATAATTGGTAGTCGGATGGTCCTGAAAACCATTGGTCGTAATTGGCTTGTAGGTTCGAGCCCTACACATGTCGCCATGTGCACTTACTCAAATTAGGTGAAGAGGACAATTTGCTAAATTGTTAGATCGTAGAAGCGATGTAGAGGTTCGAATCCTCTAGTGCACGCCATAAATTTGATTGGGAAAAAATGCAAGTATTTTTGCAAGGGGTTTATTACCATGTAAAGTCCTAGTTTTTCTAAAATATATTGCTACCTTTATAGGTAGTGCATTGATGATATAAGACTGGTCGTAGATAGTGTGAAGGTGTTGGTTTGTTAGTGTATATCCAATCACCACATACTTAAAACAAAAACTAACATGTTTACCGTTATATCATCAGCGCAGTGCTTATAAAAGCATGAAACTTTGCTCTGTATACCGAGCATAATGGGTATACCACACTATTGTAGAGTGCGTGACTACCATAAAAACGCAATGTGTGGGGAAGGATTGAAAAATGGATTCAGTAATTGAAAGTGTATTAAATAATGAAGAATACACAACGAATGAAGAAAAGATTGAAGCTTTAAAGAAAGAACTAGCACCAGTAGTTATCCCAAAGGATAAGTTTAATAGTGTCAGTAATAAACTTAAAGATTCAGAAGAAAAATATGCAACTTTATCAAGTGACTTTGAGGCATATAAACAATCAAAAATGACAGATGATGAAAGAGCAAAAGCAGAGAAAGAACAATTAGAAAAAGACAAAAAGGCTAATGCTATTGAAAAAAGCCGTTTAGCTGTTAAAAATTTGTTATTTGATAACGGAATTAAAGTGACTGATAGTGAAGAAGATAAGGATTTAAAAGAAACCTTAGAAGATATTGTTAGTGAGGACTTAGATAAATCTTTGAAGTTAGCTAATAATATCATAACAATTTTAAACAGAACAAAAGAAACAACAGAGAAAGAAACAACTACTAAGTTAATAGGTAATACTCCAAATCCAATAGGTGGAACAAGTAGTTCACCAACTGTAAGTACTTTAGATCAATTAAATGAAAATTATAAAGAAGCAGTTAAAAGTGGAAACATTTTAGAACAAGCTCAATATATGAGATTGATACAAGAAGAGCAAATGAAACTTAAAAAGTCAAATGTTTAAAGAAAAATGTAGCACTCATTAAAAGGGATAGAAAATTTTAATGAGGTGATAAATATGACAGGTACAGAAACAGTACAAAGCTTTAATACATTAAATTATGCTGGATTATTATACACTAAATCAAATAAGAAAACTCCTTTCTTAAATATGATTTCAGGACATAGAAAGTATACGAATTCAGTGGAATTTATTACAGGACAATTTTATGAAAATGAAGATGCAGAAATTCCAGAAATTAGTGAGACAGCATCATTAACAGCACCAACCGCATCATTCGTAACAAGAAGTCAAAAAACAAATGTTACTCAAATTTTTATGGAAGCGGTATCAATTAGTTATGCAAAACAATCTAATATGGGTACATTAAGTGGCGTTAATATTGCAGGGCAAACTGCTAACCCACAAAATGAATTAGATTTCCAAGTTGCTAGAAAAATGGAGAAATTATCAAGAAGTATTGAAAAAACATTTATTCAAGGAACTTATGCAAAAGCAACTAAAGATAGTGAAGCAAATAAAACAAGAGGTATGAATGAAGCTATTACTACTAACGTTATTTCAGCAGAAAGTGGTAGTGGTGCTAATAAGGTTAATAAACCACTTGGTATTTGGTTAATTAATGATGCTCAGCAAGCGATTTACAATAATCAAGGTGATATTAGTAACTTATACTTATGGACTAATACAATAGGTTTAAATCAATTAAATGCAGATGCATTAAAATGGGGTATGAAGATGGGAGAGCCATATACAAGTGCTTATGGTGTACAAGTATATGATGTTATTTTACCATTAGGTGTAGTACATGTTGCATTAGGAGAATTCATTCCAAGTGGAACAGCATTCTTATTCAACTTTGATGTAATTGGTCCAATAGAACAACCAGTTCCAGGAAAAGGTAACTTCTTCTTAGAGGAATTAGCAAAAACTGGAGCAGGAACTAAATATCAATTATACGGTCAAATTGGATTAGACCACGGACCTGAATGGATGCATGCAAAAATTACAGGATTAAAGACTACATTTGACGCGCCTGAAGCTGTAACAGATGTTAATATCGTTAATGCTAGTGATTTTAAAACAACAACAGAACCATCAGCATAGTTTTTTCAAGATAAGGAAGTGTATTTATGAGCAAAGATGAACAATTAAAGAGAATGCGCCTAGAAATTCTAGGAGATGTATCTAATGTATCAGAGGATGAGTTATTTAAACTAAAACTAGATGATGCAGAAATTGTTGCTCTAAATACACTTTATCCTTATAACAAAGAAATTCAAACATTGCCAGACGATAAAAGATTAAAAAATTGGCAAACAAGATGTGCAATAGAACTTTATAAGAAATTAGGTACAACTAATATTCAATCATATAGTGAAAATGGTTTATCAGTAACGTATATGACTGGGTTAATCTCCGAATCATTAATGAGAGAATTAATCCCTAAAGCAGGTACTATTAAATGATAAATAAAATTAATGCTAATCCTAAAGATTGGATAAAAGATGTTTATATAGCCAGTAAACTAGATGTTTCTTTAGATAATGATGGAAACGAAATTGTTATCTACGATGAACCTAATCAAAAACCTTATAAATTTAATTATCAACCTGTTAGTTCTAGTGCAGACATAGCAGAATTTGGAGAAAATGCCAAAATTATGAAAAAAGCAGTTATCCCAATATCTTATCAAGGAATGTTCAAAGAATTTGATAAGGCTTACTTAGATGGTGCAACGCCAAAAGGTGAAGAACAATATGGGGATAACGCTAATTATAGATTATTACCACCACGAGAAGGCAATTCAGTTATAATTATATACTTTGAAAGACTTACAGGAAAGTAGGTGTTATTATGTACAAGTTTACAAGTGGAATAGTTGTTTATGATAAAGAAACAGCAGATAAATTTTTAAAAGCAGGACATGTACTTTCTACTGATAAAAAATTAAAATGCAATAAAAAAAACACTAATAAAAAAATAGATAATGAGGAAAATAATGAAGACACTTTTAACGATGGAACTATCGAAAGCAAGTCTGAATAATGCAATAAATTATCTAAATAAATTTAAAGATGCATATGACAAAGGCATAGATAATGCTGTATTACATGCAACTGAAATGATGTATGAAAAGGTAAAACAGTATTGTTATGCCAATGGAATTAGTGAACATACAAATAATATCTATATGGAGTATGACTACCAAAATAAAAAAGGGAAAGTTGGTACTTCTGATATGGTACTTATTTTTAATGAAATGGGAACAGGAATTACAGGTGCAAACAATCCTCATCCAAATCCATCACCACAATTTCAATCGTGGGAATATGATGTTAATGAACATGGTGAAAAAGGATGGAAATATCCTAAAGATGATGGGACGTATGGTTGGACGAAAGGTTTACCAAGTAGACATATGTTTTATGATGCTTTTTGCGATATTCAAAACGAAATTGGAGATATTGTTAAGGTAGAAATACAAAAGTCAGTAGGTGATTTATATTGATAATGGAAGAACTATTTGAAAAAACTATTTTCCCTAATATGAAAGAATATGTAGAAAATAATTCTTTATATAACCCCACTGTTACAAAAAAAATGCCACAAACAAGTAAAATATTTCCAATAGTACCAACAAAGTTATTGCCTGTAACTAATCAGTATAATAATTTAAGCTATAGTGAAGAGACATATACATTTGGTATTGAAATAAATGTGTATGCAGAAGATAAAACCTTTAATGGTGAAAAAGTATCTAAAAGAAGTATTTGTAATGAAATAACTGAACATATTGTTAATTATTTTAAAACAAATTTTAGAGTTACTATAAAAACAGAATTGGATGCACCAAATATCGATTCTAATATTCATAGAAATTATATAAAAGTAACTGGAAAGTTAGATACAAAGTATGGATCAGATAAATTAGTTATCTATCCAAAATAAATAATAGTAGCACTTCAAATTGTAAGGGAAATTTACAATGAGAGGTGAATGAAAATGAATCAAGCGTATATAGATTTAGGGATTGAATTAAGAGTTAAGGAAAAAACTGCTACTACTTATTCAAAAGCCCCATTATTAAAAATAAAAGGAATGCCAGCAACTGGACAAGCAGGTGGAACAGTAGACATTACAACTTCCAGTGACCCAGTTAAGGTATATATTCCTGATAGACCTGATACAGGAGATATGGATTTCACATACAACTATACAGCTGAAAATTATGGAAAAGCAAAGGCTGTATGTGATGGAACAGAAAGAGATATCTTAATTAAGTTACCTGATGGCGCAAGTTTTGAGTATTCAGGAACATTACAAACTTGGACAAATGAAGTTGGTGTAGGTGGAAGCCCTATTGAAGGAACATTACATACAGTACCAAGTTCTGAACCAAATTTCTTATCAGCAGAGCAAACAACTGCTAAAATATCAACAACAACTGATTAAAATAGGGGGAATAAAAAATGAGAAAATTAAAATTAAATATAAAAGATAAAGAGTATACATTAGAGTTAAATCGTGATTCTGTTAAGTGGTTAGAAGGATTTGGATTCACTTTAGATGAATTTATCAAAAAAACAACTACTTATTATGATTTATTATGGACTAGTTTATTCTTAGCAAATCATAAAGAAGTTAATCCAACATTAGCATTAAAATTGATGGAAACTTATGGAAAAGAACATAAAGTAGCTCCAGTTATCAATTTTGCAATTGAGGAATATGAAGCTTTTATGGATGCCCTAATCGATATCAACTCAACGAAGATAGACGAGGAACTAACGATAATCGAAGCATAAATGAATGTAATGAGGAAAAAGGCAAAAATTATAAAAACTTAACAGATTATTTTTATGATTTATTGCCAAGTGCAATCACATACGGTATGTCTGTGAAAGAGTTTTGGGAAGAAGACCCTGACTTATTCTGGGCATACCGTTTTTCTTATTTTGAGAGATTAAAAATGCAACAAGAAACATTCAATCATAATGCATGGCTACAAGGGGCGTATGTATATGATGCGTTGTCAGTTTCGTTGTGTAACGCTTTTAGTAAAACTAAAGTAAATTATCCTGAATTACCTTATGGAGTTAAGCATGAAGAACCTTCTTTAGAAGAACAGCAAAAAGCGTTAACAGAACAAATAACAAATAGAGCGAAAGAAGTACAATCAATAATGAAAGGTAAAAACAATCAACAAGTAATTATTGGGAAAAGTAGAGTGTAGCACTTACCGAAAAGGGAACACCAAAGGTAGGTGAAAAAATGGAAGAACAAACATTAGAATTACAAATACAAGCTACAGCACAACATGCAAAAAGTAGTGTTGATACTTTAATAAAAAGCCTAGTAAATACAGAAAATACATTGACAAATATATATCTAGAACTAGGAAGTATTGAGAAGAAAAATGATTCTAGTTTAGGAAAAATAAACAGTACGTTAAATAAGATTTCATCATCAAAAGCAGTCAAAGAGATTGGCAAATTAGATGACAAAATTAAAAATACAACATCTAGTTCAAATAAACTTGCTAGTTCTTTAAAAAGTGCATTTACATTTGTAGGTGTAAAAAAATTAACTCAAACAGGTCTATCTTGGATGAATGAAGGTATTGATTACACAGAACAATTAAACTTATTCAATGTAGTATTTGATAATGTTGAAAAAAATGGTAAGACAATGTTTTCTAATCTTGGAAAAGAAGCAATAAACTTCCAATACAAGATGAATGAAGCATTTGGTACAAATAAAACTCAAACATTATACATGCATGGTATTTTCCAATCAATGGGGGAAACTGTAGGAATACCCGAACAATATGCAAGTATAATGTCTGAAACAAGTACTAAATTAGCTTATGATTTAGCATCTTTATTCAATAAAGGTGAATCACAAACGGCAGAAGCACTTCGCGCAGGAATATATGCAGGACAAACAAAACCATTACGTTCATATGGTATTGATGTCACTCAAATGAGTATGCAACCAATTTTGGATTCATTAGGAATAGATAGACAAGTTAAAGAAATGTCACAAGCTGAAAAAGAGATATTACGTTATTTAGCTACATTAAAACAAGCACAAATAGCAATGGGAGATTTAGCAAATACAATTGAATCACCAAGTAACCAAATAAAAGTATTTAGACAGCAATTAGTAGAAACGAAAACAGCTATTTCTGCATTATTTATTGGAACTTTTTCAAGTATATTACCATATGCTAATGCTTTTTTAATGGTAATAAAAGAAATATCAAAGGCAATTGCAGATATGTTTGGCATTGAATTAAAAGATTATAACAGTGGAATTGCTAGTCAAGATGGTGTTTATGATGGAATTGCAGATAGTGCTGATAGTGCAAACAAGAAAGTTAAAGAACTAAAACGCCAAGTATTTGGATTCGACCAAATTCATAATATCGATGAACCTAAAAACAATGATGGTGGTACAGGAGATACAATTGGTGGTATCGACAAAAGATTATTAGATGCTATTACTGGTTATGATAACGGTATGGATAAAGTAAGAATGAAAGCTACAGAAATTAGAGACAGAATAATGGAGTGGCTTGGCTTTACTAAAGAAATAGATCCATTAACTGGAGAGGTTCACTTTAAACTTATAGATACAAATTCTACAATGGCAAAATTAATTGAAGCATTTAAAAAGATAATCAAATTTGGTGGTAAAGCAATTTCAGATGTTTTTGAAGTAATCCAAAATAATTTTTCTGATGGTATATGGGGAACAGCAGTGGTTACCACTTTAGATTTAATTGGGGAAGCCTTAAAATTTATCGCAACACATAAATCAGCATCAAGATTATTAGGTGATATACTTAGTACTTTGATTTTGATTAAAAGCTTAAAAATGATTCCTGGAGTTTCTAAATTAGTAGATTGGATAAAAAAAGGTGTAAAAGCAACAGGTGGTTGGCTATCTCCTTTAAAAAAATTATATAAATCATTAGATGATGTAAATTTTCAAGGAAAATCATTCACTCAAGGAATAAGTGAAGGAATAAAAAGTTGGGCTTCTAATTTAACAACATTAGACAGAGTTAAATTAGGATTAGATGGAATTGCTTCTGCCTATACAGGAATGCAATTATTAAAAATATCAATTGATGATGCTAATGTTAGTGGAACTAACTTTTTAAACACAATAGGGCAAATTGGTGGCTCACTTATGTTGACCTTTGGTGGTGCTCAAATTGGGGCAGTATTTGGACCGTGGGGATTAGCAATAGGTTCTATAGTGGGTTCATTAGGTGGTCTTTATACAACTATAACAGATGGACAAGAAAGAATAAAAAATGCACATGAATTTACAACAGAAGCTTATAAAAAATACAAGGATGCTTTAGATGATACAAAAGAATCAGCAAGACAAAGTGCAGAAACTTCTTTAGTCCAAGTAGAGAGAACCCAAGAACTTATGAGTGAATTAGAAAAATTAATTGGTTCAAATGGAAAAGTTAAGAAAAGTGATGAAGAAAGAGTAAACTTTATTTTAAATCAAGTTAACGAAGCATTTGGAACAGAATACAAATTAATTGATGGTGTTATAGAAAAAAATGGTAAACAAATAAAGTCATATGGAGAAGTAAAAGAATCATTAAACAAATTAATAGAAAAGAAAAAAGCTGAAATTTTATTAAACGCTTATGAAAATGAGTATGCCGAAGCATTAAAGAAAAGAAAAGAATTGCAAGACGAAATTAATCAAAAACAAAAAAATTATAATTCAACTTATCAAAATTATCTTAACGCATTAGAAAATGGTGGAAAATTAGGAGAAACAACAGCAAAAGAGTTTTTAGAATCTTTAGATAGACAAAAGAAAGGCCTTGAAGGATTACAAGGACAACTACAAGAGTATGATGGAGAAATATTGAATTATGAAAATTTAATGTCAGCAACTTTATCAGAAAATTCAGAAGAAATGCAAAATGCAATGAAAAATTATGGAGTTACAGTAGATGAGACCATAAAAGGTGCTACCATTACTGTTAATGATTTCTATACTAATAATTCAAATAAAGAGCTATCTTGTAAAATTGATTTAAATACGGCTGATAGTGAAGCAAAAGCAAATAATTATTATACAACCTATAATAATAAGTCATTTTTATGGGGAGTAAAAACTAATACTGTTAATGATGAAAAAAATATTAATAGTTATTTTAACACATGGAACAATAAACATATTAGTTTTGAGGTTCAGTCTAAAATTGAAAAAGCACAAAATACATTATCTACCTTTTTAGAAAAATGGACAGGCAAAAAAATATCATTTGGAGTTGAAGCAAACAGTGGAAACTTTAAAATGTGGGAAAAAGCAAAGGGCGGAGCATTCTATAACAATTCATGGCATGATATACCACAATATGCGAATGGTGGTGCACCATCACATGGAACTGTATTTGTTGGTGGAGAAAATGGACCTGAAATAGCAGGACACATAAATGGTAGAACTGAAATATTAAATCAATCACAATTAGCAAGTACTATGTTTAGTGCAATTGTTAGTGGTATGACTCAAGTTATGAGCCAATATGGTGGGCAAACTAATGAAATAGATGTTCATATTCACACAGATGAAGGAACAGTAGTAGATAGAGTAAATCAAAAAACAAAGCAAACTGGAGTGTGCCCAATTTACATTCCTGCAAAATAAAAACAGTACTAATTAGTACTGCCTACAGCATATTCAACACAACTATTATAACCTTCTCTATCAAAAAATCCTGAACTACCTGCTAGACAAGTATCAGAGTTATACCAAACACCACCATTATCAGTACAACAGTTTTTCTTTGCTTGTATTACTGCATTACTTTCATTATTGGAATTGCTATTAGATTGATTTTCTTCTTTCTTTTCTCCACATCCTACTAAACAAAAACAACAAAATGCAATTACTAAAAATTTCTTCATGATATCATCCTCTCTGTCTTCATTATACAGTACTTTATATAAAATGTGTAGCACTTTCTTTCAAAGGGAATTTGAAAGATGGTGAAAATATGATTAAGGAATTCACTGCAAATGGTTTTAGATATGTTTTATCAGGACCAGTTAAGGTTATTTCAAAAGTTAAAATAAATGGAAAAGATATTTCTAAATATCTATCAAACGAAACAAAGATATCATGGTATGATGTATCGAAAAATAGTGGACGTGAAACAACCAATGCTAATGGAACTATGGTATTAAATGTTATTAATACCAAGTGGCGTATTGATTTAGTTAGCAGACCTCTTACAGAAGATGAAGAAGTTGATTTCTATTCTGAAATCGTAAAAAAGCCTACTCTTACAGTTGATTTTTTAAATCCATTTACAAAACAGTGGAAAAAAATTACTTGTTATCGTGGAGACCGTATGGCACAAGCAATGCTTCCTTATAGAACACCAGATGGTCTTATTGAATTATACAATCCTGCTTCACAAGCAGTCATAGAACTGTAGGTGACTAGCATGGCAAGTATAAATTTTAAAAATGAATGTAGGAATAGAGCAAATGCTAATCGACTTGGGAAGATTATAGTAGATGGAATTACAGAACCAATCACAAATGATAATTATTTACAATCTTTTAGCATAGATAGTGGATGTTATATAGAAGGCAACATAATTGGCTCAGTATATGCAAAATGTTTAAAGGCGAGTTTTGTTACAGATATTGCAGATTTAACAGATAAAAATATACAAGCCCAAATTGGTGTAAAATATGACGATTTAAGCGACGAATACATCAACATGGGTAAATATACTATTGAACGTCCAAATAACGAAATAACGGCAAATATGAGCCAAATAACGGCATATGATAATCTCTATACAAAATTAGATAAACCATATGTCTGTGGAATTGATTATTCAACAGGTGATAAAACATTAACCGATTTATATTTAGATGTATGTAATCAGCTTGGATTAACTCCTAAAACTACTACTATTTTAAATGGAAATATTCCAATAACAAATAATCCATTTACAAATGGAGAGAAGAATAGAATTGTTTTGCAAACAGTAGGAAAAGTGTCATGCTCATTTATTGATATTGATAATGATACAAACAAAATCGACTTATGCTGGTTAAGTACAAATGAAGAGCCTGATTGTGTGTTTGATTATGATGATGGAGAAAAATCGCAATACGCAAATGTAGAAGGTGGACAAGTTGTATATGGTCCAATCAATTGCTTAATTGTTAAGAATAGTCAAATAGATGATGAAAATGTAACAATTAAAGATGATGAAGGCATCACTTTAAATGGTGAACATTCAATAACAATCAGTGAAGATTATATCTTGTATAGTGCTGAATTAAGACAACAAGCAATTACTAATATTTGGAATCGAGTTAAAGGATTAACTTATGTAGATTGTAA